CTTCGAGCGCGCCCGGTTGATCGAGCAGCGCTTCCGGTTTTGGAAAGATCGAGTCCTCGCTCTTCTCGGCAACGCGCACCGAGGTGGTGCCGAGCGGCAACGGCTGCGCCTCGATTTTCTTCACGCGCGCGGCGAGCTCGTCCACGTGCGAGGTCACGGCCTGCATCGCCTTGGCCAAGGAGCGATCGAAGACTTTTGCGAGCTTGGCCGTATCGTCACCGTCCGCGGCCTCCACCGCGCCCTCGCCGGCCTGCGGCGAAAATTTCGGCCGCGACTCGACTTTTGCGCCGGCGACCGGCCCGGCCGCGGCGCAACAGTCGGGATCGAGGCCGACCAGGAGATCGTGGGTTTGCTTGATGCGTTCCTTGTCGGCCTTGGAATGGCGCGCACCGATCTTGGCGAGCGCCTCCGCCAGCGCCGCGGACACGGGATTATCCTTGAACTTGCGCAGCTCGGTCGAGCCGTCGGCCTTGATCACCGCGAAGGTCGCTTCCGGCAGGCACGGATGATCGACCAGCGACACCTCCATGGGCTCGGCGGTGTAGCGCGTCAGCGCCGGCTCGTCGGGATCCGGCCAGCGCTTCAGATACCGGCCGCCTTGCGAGAAGCCGGTATAGACGCCCTGCTCGACTTTATCCCACTCGGCGTCGTCGACCACCTTGCCGCAGATCTCGATGCGCTTGTGCTCGTCATTGAAGGCGATCTCGACGAGCTTGCCGGCCGCCACGTTGGAATGCATGGCGCGCAGGTTGCCGAGGCTCTTGCCGTCGGTGACACTGGCAAAATTGCGCGACCATTTCTGATAAAGCGGCTTGGTCGAGGCATAGTCGCAGACTTCACCGGAGATATCCGGCCTCTCCGCGGTGACGACGCCATAGACCAGGCGCTGCGCCGCATCGATCTTGGTAATGGGAACGAAGATGTTCATGTCATTCATCGCGTACTCCTTGTTGCGTCGTTGCGGCGCATGCGTGTTTGTTTGGCCGGTGCGCTGTGCGCGCTCCGGTCAGATGGCAGTTCGGATTCGATCGAAGGCTCGAAGGAAAGAGCGGTGGCCGCGTCAGCTACGCTCTCGGCCTGTTAGGTCGCGGCGTGCCGTTCAGCGCCACCAGAAAAATACCACGACGAGAACACTCAGCGGCAGAACCATGGCGGATAGCAGCCGCTGCCAAGCCCGCTCGCTTATCGCGGATATGCAGGCTATGACGCCGGCGCCGGCCGATATCAGCCAACACAGAAGGATTTCGAGTGGTGCAAAGTCCAAGCCTGGTCCCCCGCGGTCGTACGTGATGAAAAGCCAGGACCAAAAGACAGCCAGTACAGTCGGCCAATAGAGAATTCGATCGTTACCTACGCCTTGCACATCGGCACTCTTTATCGTCTCGATGAAATCCATCCGGAGCAGCACGGCATACGTGCATTATCCCGGTATTTAGAAGGCGGTCGGCAATTCATCAGAGAACTCCCAGCGGCCCGTTCAGCCGCCTCAATACAAGACCATGAGGATCACACTCAGCGGCAAGATCATGGCGGATAACACCCGCCGCCAAGCTCGCTGATATATCCACGCAAACGAGATCATCGCGGCAACGCCAGCCGACATCAGCCAGCCCAAAATAATAAGGAGTGGTGTAAAATCCAAACCTGGTCCTGCGCGGTCGTACGTGATGAAAAGCCAGGACCAAAAGACAGCCAGTACAGCCGGCCAATAGAGGAACCGATCCTTGATCGGGATGATTTGATCGTCGCTCGCGGCTTGCATATCGGACTTATTGCCTACTTTGCCGAATTCGTCCGGACTCATAGAGATCGTAGCCCTTTAGATTATCTTCGACATCCCGTTTGGACAAGTGTGAGTAGACTTCGTCCCTCGGATCGCCAGGATCAAATGTAGAAAATTCCTTGGCATAAGCGTCCGCTATTGCGAGGAAATCCTCCCTGCTGACGCCCGCCGCCGCCATAAAGACGCCGGTCGCGATGCTCGTATAGTGGCGATAATCGCGAACATAGCTGTAATCGAACCGTTCGGCATCGAAAGAGCCGCCATGGAGAAAGGGCTCCAATTCATGAGCGATGTTCGCTACTAATCCGGCCATAACGCTCTCATTCCGCGTTATTGGCTCATCTATCTGGCTTTTCCACGCCTGAACATACCCGGCCAAGTGCGAAGCAGCTCCTGCCTGCGCATACTTTTCCGGCGTCAGGTCATCTGGCCGAAGCATCGGCTTGCCCTGATCATCGAGAATGGGCCGGCCCGAGCTGTCCAAGAATTGCACCGGATGCTTCGGATGATCGGCCGGAATCTCGCCCGCGCCAATGACGTGATAGGTTCGCAGTTGAGGCGGCACCAAATTAGCCAAGCGACGCCGCAAATCTTGCAGATGTCGCGATAAAAAATCGCCTACCGATCCACTTCCGCCGTCCTTGGTCCACTCTCCCCCGCCGGCACTGTACTTCGGCCTACGCGGCTCTTCCGGGTCATAGTCTTTGACAAGAGTTCGCTTCGCGATGCCGGACGCGCGTCGCGTGTTCGCTCTTTTTTCCTCCTCCGCATTCACCTCGATCGGCACATAGCCGGTGGCGGGCGCCATCAACCGGCTGGCGCTGCGCTTTTTCAACGCCGCCCGCAACTCCGCTTTCGCCAGCGTTGCGGCCGCCTCGAAGGCTTTGTGCAGGTCGCGGGAAAGCGCTTCCAAATCGCGGCGGATTGCGGCGATCTCCACGCGGCGCTGCCGCAGCAGTTCGTCCTCGTCCGGCCCGGCGAGCGTGCGGATCGCTTTGGCGATCTCGAACCGCGCGTGCAACGTCTGCGGCACGGCGCTCAAGGTGCGCGGTAGCGGTGGTTTCATCGCTGAACCCTTGTATTGATTATTCCCGGTCACGGCACCGAAAAGGCAAAGCAGATGATGCGGGCGAGCCACTCGTCGAAATCGTCCTTGTGCTGCGGCTCCTTGGTCTGCACGACCTTGGCCGCGGTCTCGCCGGGCACGAATTTGGCGCGGCGGCGTTTGGCGAGATCGCCGGCGACGACGCCGCCTGTACCAGCTGAAATGTCAGCTACGTTTTCGACTTCTCGTGGCGCGGCTGAGCCCCGGCCTTGGTAGTCAAATCACGGTCGACTTGTTCCCAGATCGTCGTCAGAAATAGACGCGCTCCGTCTATCCCTTGGTGCCCGACGATCCAGTAGTTGCTGTCGGTCGAATTCCAAAGTTCCTGCAAATTAGCTTCGACCGGCTTCTGCAACAGCAAATCGGCCAGAAATTTTCTTAAAACGACTTTGCCCGCACGATCGAAGCGCAACAAAGCTGCCGCAATCCATTCCCGTTCGTCCTTTTTACCGCGCGGGCCTTCCGCGCCAAATAGCGCCGCAAACGAATAAAATTCGCGAGGCGCCTTGATCTTCGTATTTTTCATAAAAGAACTCTTCCCACACCGCTTTAAGCTCGATGATTTGCATGGCGACCAAGCGACCTATATCTGCCCCTCATCTTTCAGCTTCTGCGTGAAATCGCACAGGGCATCGTACTGTTCCTCGGTCTCGATGTAGCCAAATTCTCCCACAGGGGACGTAATAGGATGAAGATGAACACCAATACCGTCCAGGAATCTTTTTACCTCTTGATACACCTGCTCATTGGGCCACGCGAATCTCGTTTCGACTCCGTCGGTCTCGGTATAGAGGACCATTTTCAAATTTGTCATCGCTATCACCGGTCAATGAGTTGGCGGCACCAGTTTATCGATTCCGCGAGGTTACTTCTGCTCCACCGGACCAGTGCGAGGATAGGCCGTAACAATTCTGTACCCGCGGGGCCTGGTTGGATCATATTGTATCACTACGCCAACTCCATCGGTCACTCGCATATAAGGCTCGGTATCGGGGCTGGACCGATACAGTTCACGGCCAGTCACAGACCCGGGAGTGTCGAGCGTGATAAGCCACTGATTCCTCACAATTCCACTGGCAACAGCAGCGACCTCGGCAACATTCTTCGGCGCGTCGAGTGCGCTATTGACCAAATAGTTGGCACTTTCAATCGAGTCAAATGATCCCTCGCGCCGATCGTACACACCGGCAGAGCGCCAAGTCTTGCCAATCATTTGCGCCAATAGTTCCACATCGGATTTTCCGACATGCTCGCTGATAGCGTGTCCTCTACCGATAGGCGCTTCTTCGTCCCGCAAGTCGACGGGTTTTTGTTGCGACGAATCATTGGCCGCCAACTGGGTTTTGGGTTCCGCCGAATCGTCATGTGCATGCGAATTCGATGGTGCACCTGGCGTCTCGTCCGTCAGCGTGCCGGTATCCCGCGCGGCGTATCGTTTGGGCGGTTCCGACCCATCGCCTGCGGCATCGGAGGAGCTTGATGGCGATCCGCTGCCACCATCGCCCGTCGTCCACTGCCCGCCGCCGGGATTGCCCGCCGCCACACGCGGCTGGTCGGAGCTATATTTTTGGACGGTCGGCGCGCTTTTCCCATTCGTTCTGGCGTTCGCACTCGCCCCCTCCCCACCCGCATTGGCCTCGATCGGCACAAAGCCCGTGGCGGTGAGCACCATCGGGCGGTCGGCGGCGGCGTTGTCGAAGGGGTCGAGGCCGAGGGCGTCGCGCATCTCGTTGAGCGTGAGCGCGCCGACTTTCAGCCGGCCTTCCAGCACCGTCTCGGGATCGCCCTCGTCCTCGTCGAGCCAATGCAGCTCGAGATCCGGCGAGGCAAATTCCTCCGCCACGATCTCGTCGATCAAATCCTTGACCCATTCCTTGGTCGGCTCGAGACCCTCTTCTTCGGCCTGGGCCGATTGATTCTCCGCGGTGGCGCGGTTCATCGTCTTGGTGGCCCATTGCGGCGGCACCGAGAAGGCGAAGCAGATGATGCGGGCGAGCCACTCGTCGAAATCGTCCTTGTGCTGCGGCTCCTTGGTCTGCACGACTTTGGCGGCGGTCTCGCCGGGCACGAATTTGGCGCGGCGGCGTTTGGCCAGGTCGCCGGCGAATTCGGTGTCCCAGTAATCCTGGAATTGCTTGATCTGGTCCGGCGTCCAGCCCTGCGGCACGCCGATCAGCGCGTCGGGGATCGAGCCCTCGGTGAAATAGTCGAGCTGCCAGAGCTGACGGCGCAGCGCGATGTTGACGGTCATCAGCACCTGCTGCACCGGCGAAAAACCGTAGACCCGATGGGCACGCACGTTGCGCGGCCGGTAAACGATGTCGCGCGCCGAATAGTTGACCGCCGGCAGGCCTTTGAGCACCTGCTGATAGGCTGGCGGACAGATCGTCGTGCCGTCGGGCGCGGCAAAGGGCTGCGGCGTGCGGCCCCAATCGTCGATCACGCGCTTGATGGTCGCGCCGTCGAGCTGCTGCAGCGCGCAAAGCTGGCCCGAGCGCGTGCGCTGGCAATACAGCGTCGCCGCGTCGATGACGAACATGTCCTCGAGCAGCGCGCGCAGCCAGGTCTTCCAGCGCGTGATGCCGTCGGGCTTTTGGAAAAAGGCCTCGATGCCGGCGATGCGCGCGGTGATGTTCGGATCGATCGCGGCGTTGCGGCGCTTGGATTTTGCATCGCGCGGCCGGATGCGCCAGCGCTGGCGCTCCATCTGGTCCTTGCGGGTCTCGATGACCAGCCGCAAGAGATCGTAGGCGTCGGCGAAACCGCGCAACTCGGCAAAACCGATGCTCTCGTAGGCGCGCGGCCGGGTGATGAGGTTGTAGCCGGGCGGGAAATCGAACCGCCTCCCCGCGACGTCGGGCGGCGCGATCGGCCGCATCGGGTCGAGCGGGCCGAACCAGTCGGCGCCGGAACCGCGCGCGATGCCATTGCTCGACGTGCCTTGGCTTGGGCCATAGGACACCTGCACTTGATACGGCGACAGCGGCCAAGTCGGCTGGCCGGCGCCGCGCACCTGTTCGCTCATCGTGGTCCTATTTCTGTCTGGTCGTTGTCGCGGCTGAGGGCGCGAAAAAGATGGGCCGGGATGCTGCCGTCAAAATACTTGCGGCAGACCCCGGCCCGGCGATCCACGCCGCCCTTTCGCTATCCGCTGTCCGGGAGGGACATGCGTTCCGCCGGAGCTGAAGTCGGAACACACGGGCGTTGCAGCGGTGCGCGAAGGCAAGCGCGGATCAGGCCCGCGCAAAGCGGGCCGTCGCATGCCGCCACGGCTCGCGGCCGCAGCTGCACGACTGGAATTCGGCGCGAAGAGCGGATTTTAATTCGAAGTCAGAGCCAACCGGGCTTCAGCAAATGTCGACAAAATAGAAATGCCCGAATGCGCGAGATTCGACATAAAGGTCGAGCCGAAGATTCTTGGTTTTCTCTTTCCAATCTTCCGATATCGGATCGGAAGCTATCGTGTCCCCTTCGTCATAAGCCAACCCGGTATTGCAGGGTGTGCTGCCGGACCATCGCCATACGGCAAACTTGGGCTCAGGTAGTTTCGATATTTCGTCGCGATAATAGGGATATGCGGCGAAGAGGTGGATGTAGTCGCCCGCCCTTTGGTCGCCGGGCCAAACAAAGTCGAGATACAATATGGCGGCTATGACGCTCAGAGGCAGTACAAGCGTTGATAAAAACCGGCGCCAAGTTTGCTCATAGAGCCACACCATGCACATTGTAACGGCGAAGACGACCGCGCCGGTCCAAAGCGTAAGGATTGCCGGGGCAAACAATTGCGGCAACGTCGAACGGCCAGCCCAGGTGAGAAGGCAACCAATGGGAAAGGCAACGGCGAGGATGGCAGGCCAATAAAGAATTCGATCGCGAATTGCGCCCTGCATCTCGGACCTCATTCACCGTCCCAGCTGGAGCAGACACTCAGCGGCGCTGTTGCCACGCATGTCGGGCCTCATTCAATATTCGAAATAGAGCAGCAGAAGGACAGTGATTGGCAGTATCAAAGTGGAAACTAAGCGCCGCCACGCCCCTAAACCTAGCCAGTAGACGGAAAGCAGCGTACCTATTGCAAACGACAGCATTGGGAAAGCAAGGATGAGCACTGGTCCAGGATGCAGATCTCCTTCGGAGTATTCGACGGGAGGCAACGTCAAGCACCAGTACCAAAAAGCCGACAGCACAATCGGCCAATAGAGGATGCGGTCCTTTACTGGCGGAGTTCGATCATCGTCGCTTGCGCGTTGCATGATAGCCTTTACAAGAACATAACATGAACATCCCTTATTTGGCAAGCCGCCAGTGAGCGCGCAGACCTCCGGCCGGCACCGCGATCATTGCTCATGGGGAGATTTCCTCACGGCTCGCCCATATCGCCATTTTACTTTGTCAGCCGAATGCGGCCGGACTGGTACAGCGCATAGCCAGATTTCGTGTCATCGACATCCTGTCGAGCCGAGTGAGTGTAGACGGTGTCCAGTTTTTCCTTGGTACTGAAACCAGAGATCGGCGTGGCATAGGCATCCACAAGCTTCAGCAGATCATCCACGGGCAGGCCAGCCGCCGCCGCATACACGCCAATCATGATATTCTGATAGTGGCGATAATCACGAACGTACGTCCAATCGAACCGTTCGGCGTCCAGAACGCCGCCGGGCGCAAGGGCGGCCAATAGTTTCGTAGCAAGCGCCGCTCTGAGGACCATGTCTGCTTGAGCCAAGTCCGGGTCACCGGGCACCTCCCTGCTCACCTGATCGATGAATTCTTTGGCTGTCGAGCGGACGGCAAATCCTGCCTGCGCATATAGCTCAGGCGGCAGCCCTTGCGGACGAAGGAGCGGATTGCCCTGGCTATCATTGATTTGCAGGTTGTCGCTATCAACGAACGGCACCGGCGCTCTAGGATGGCCAACCGGAACCTCGTCAGCTCCAATTCTGTTGATGTCGAAATAGCTGGGATCGAAGAATTTTCGTAAGAACCCGCCCAACGCATTGTCAGCTCCAACAATCGCATGGTCGAGGCTCCCCAAGAGGGAGTGCCCGGCGGTAACTACCGCACGATACGCATTGCTTATAGGATGTTGAGTGTCCTCCACCGTTGTGACGCTGGCGTTGCCGCCGCTTGCGGCGTCCGTAACGGTTTTGGTGTCGGCCTGAGCGTATCTCACGCGCGCATCAGGGACCTCGCTCGTGTTGTCGTCTGAAAGATGTGATGCCGCGCCACTCCCGGCCACACCCTCACCCCCGCTCGTCCACTGCCCGCCGTCGCTATTGCCGGCCGGCACGCGCGGCTGGTCGGGGCTGTATTTTTTCAGCTCCGACTGCAACTCCGCCATCACCAGCGCCGGCAATTCTTCGCCGAGCTTGCGAACGCCGCGTACCAGCACATCCAAATCGCGACGGATCGCGGCGAACTCTGCGCGACGCTGCCGCAGCAATTCGTCCTCGTCCGGCCCGGCGAGCGTGCGGATCGCCTTGGCGATCTCGATCTGCGTGTGCAGGGTCTGCGGTACGGCGGTCAAAATGCGAGGTCCGTAGGGGTTCATGCGATCGACCCTTTGTCGTCATCGACCAGCTGCTGGTAGCCGGCCCTAAGGAGGGGCTCGACGTCGCCCGGATCCACCGCAATCACGCGCTCAGCGTCGACCATGTAATATGTCGAGGACAGACCGTGAACGCCGGAGATGTTCTCCGGCACGCGCAAGCGGATCGTCGCCGGCGCTTCGGGGGCCGCCGCGGCCGCGGCCGCGGCCGGCCGGGCCTGGTCCTCCACTTTGAGGCGGTAGAATTCGATGATCGCGGTATTGTCGGCTTTCAGCATCAGCTCGGTGACGGCAAAGACCAGCGCGTCGGCGTGATCCGGGCTGCCCTCGCCGCGATACCCCGTGGTGGTGAAGGCGCAGAGCTGATCCTCCAGCACGGCGAAACGGCCGACGTGATGTACAAGACCCTGCTCGTACAGCGCCGACACCGGCTCGGCGCGCAGCACCTTGCCGCGCGACGCCGAGATCATGTGCACCGGTAGATTGGGATCGGCGGCGCGGATGACGAAGCGCACCATCTCGCCGCCGAAATTCTCCTCCGCGACGATGCGGTCGGCGTCGAAATCGTGATAGGCCTGCACCGCGACGCGGCCCCACGCGGCCGGCGCATCGCGCAGCGAACGGTCGGCGAGCACATAGGCATGGCCGTCGGCGCCGCGCGCGGCAACCACGATGCCGATCTCGTCGGCGCGCTCGTCGTCGCGGCTCGAGGCGCCCGACGGATCGACCGCGACGACGACACGCCGGCGGTCGGCCTTCGGCAGGTCGGCAACGCGCGCGCGGGCGATCATCTCGTAGCTGAACAGCGCACCGTCGAGATTGTCGATATAGACGCCCTCGAAGAAGCGCTTGCGCTGCCGCTCCGGCAGCCGTTCGAGGCTCTTGAGGTAATCCGCCGATAGATTATCGGCGTTATCGCGCGGATTGAGGAACATCCGCTCGTAGTTCTCCGGATCGTCAAGCGGCAGTTGCGAGATCGGATCGCGCTTCTCCCCGAACAGCACGTTGGTCCAGTGGCCCTTGCTGGTCGGATTCAGGTCGTAATACGCGGCCTGGCGAAGATCGCCCACGACCTGCGCCAGCCGCGTGAGCGCCACCAGCACCGACGAATAGGGAATCTGCGAGCACTCGTTGAGAAAGATGGTGGCATATTCCTTGCCCAAAATCTTCTCGACGCGCTCCTGGTCGTCGAGGCCGGCGAGCCAGATTTCCGATTGGTTTTCGAGCGAAAAATACCCCTCGGTGCGGTGATGCTTGAACGGCACGGCGGGGTCCCAGAAGCGGAACACCTTCGGCAGCGTGTCGAGCGCGATCGAGGGCCGCACCGCATTGGCGCGGAACCGCAGAATGGCGTGGCGCGAGGCATCGGCGCGCAGCGCCCGGGTGACGATTTCGTGGACCAGGAGCGTGGTCTTGCCGGACCGCGCGCCGCCCACGAGCAGCGTGTGCCGCTGCCGCCCTTTCAGGAGCTCTTGCGCTTCCTGCTGCCTGGCAGTGCGCTTGAATTGGGAGTCTTGAGACGGCTTGCGCTCGGTTCCCATTCGCGTTCTGTCGTTTTGTTATTCGGTGAATCACACTCCTGCGCCAGAGAGAGCGGCGCTCACTGTTGAGCCAAGGACGGACAGTAATTCCGTATCCGAATGCAAGCGGCCGTTGGCCAACGGCTAGCAGGTGAGAACGAAATAGAAGTGGCCGAACGCACGGGAAACATACTCAACTTCGACGGTGCCGATACGTTCGTCCGTTACCCATCGGGTGTGGAACACCAATGCACCGCTCTCGTCATAGGCTATGCCCGTGCCGCACGGTCCGTAGAAGTACCGTTGCCACACCTTGAACCGCGGCTCATCGGCAGGCAGTTTTGCCACTTCGGCCATGTAGCCGGGATATCTGGCAAGCAGATAAACGTAGTCGCCAGCCGTGTGTCCGGCGCGCCAGAAAAACTCGACATTGTACAGCGCAACCAGCGAAACCAACGGCAAAACCATGATGGACAAGAGCCGGCGCCAAGACTGCTTAAACCCCCGCTCCACTCCCTCCATAACGGCAATCAAAGGGACAACCACACCCGCGCCAAGCCAGACCCCAAAGGCCAGAGGACCTATTATCAGGGAGAGCAATCCAGCGAGAATGAAAGGACCGGTAATCCAAGCCAACGAGCAGACAACGCCGCCACTCTTACAGGCCGCAGCGTCAATAATGAGGGAGACGAAAGTGACCAACGGCGTAAACGGGCCACAAATCAGCTGTACCAGGAACGTATCGGACCAGGCGAGTATACAGATCACCGGACAGCCAATGGCGATAGCGAGAGGCCAATAGAGAACTCGGTCGTTATCTGCCCCTTGCACGCCGGACCTCATTCACGGCGCAGCCGAATGCGCTGCCGCCTAGCAATCATGGCCAACAAAGTAGAAATGGCCGAAGATCGGTGTGTAGCCGTACACGCAATTTGCATCGGTCAAGGCGGCTCGTCTCTTCCACGCGTCGGAGCGCTCGGTCGCCGGCCGCGTGATCTCATCGCTCGCATCGTACACGACCCCGCGCGATACCGCTAAAAATCCACCCCAATCCTGGAACATGAACCGCGGCTCGTCAGTAGGCAGCTTCGATATCTCGATGAGATAGATCGGTAGCATGGCGTAAAAATGGA